TCCGACAGGTAGCCCATGTATTTGAAAATAACGAGAACCTTATGGCGCTGGTTAAGCAGATCAGATACGCCAACGGTACTGAGTCGATCGAGATGAAAGACGGTCGCAGACTTGATGTAGTAGCAGCAACTAGAGATGGCGCTCGCGGTAGATCAGCAGATGCGCTATTCCTCGATGAAGTTCGTGAATGGTCAGAGGAAGGCTATCGAGCTGCGATGCCAGTAACTAGAGCCAGACCTAACGCTCACACCTTCTTAACCTCTAATGCTGGAGATGCTTTTAGCGTAGTTCTAAACGGATTAAGAGAACGCGCACTTGATAACCCACCTAAGACTTTCGGCTATTACGAATACTCTGCGCCTCAGTATTGCAAGATAGATGATCCTAAATCTTGGGCGCTGGCTAATCCTGCGCTTGGTTATCTCGTAACTAAAGAGACTTTGGCTGAGTCAGTTGCTACCAGCCCGATAGAAAATACTCGCACAGAGTTGTTATGCCAATGGATCGACTCCCTAAGTTCACCTTGGCCGCATGGCATTCTGGAGGATACGAGCGATAATAGTCTTACTATCCCGCCCGGCGGATATACGGTCTTTGGCTTCGATGTCTCACCTTCGAGGCGTAATGCTTCTCTCGTTGCTGGTCAGATATTGCCAGACGGTCGCATCGGAGTCGGCATCTTGCAGACTTGGGAGAGCGCTGTCTCAGTTGACGATCTTAAAATAGCAGCCGATATTAAAGGCTGGTCAGATAACTATCGACCTCGCCAGATCTGCTTCGATAAATACACAGCCCAGAGCATCGCGGATAAGTTAACTAATGCTGGCTGTATGACTCAGGATATTAGCGGAGCATCGTTCTATCAGGCTTGCGGAGACTTGCTCGATGGCTTGGTTAACCTTCGAGTGGTTCATTCTGGTCAGGCTAACTGGATACAACAGATGAATAACTGCGCAGCTAAGGTTAACGACTCTGCTTGGCGTATCGTTAAAAGAAAATCTGCTGGCGATGTCTCTGGCGCTATTGCCACCGCCATGGTTGTGCATATGCTTTACAAACCACAACAGGTAGCGGCTATCTATACAGAATGACCTACATGTAGTGTATAATTGCACCCTATGGGTATCTTTTCGCGCAAGCCGCTAATCGTAGAAGCGCAACAAGCGCCACAGGTAATGGGCGAAAACTTACCCTCACTTTACAATGCAATAGCACTTCGAGTATCTCGCAAAGATGCGATGTCTGTGCCATCAGTAGCCAGAGCCCGCAACCTTATCTGCGGAACTGTTGCTTCTATACCTTTAGAGTATTACAACAAGCGCACCGGCGAAGTTATGGCCGCACCTCGTTGGATCTCACAACTATCTAAGAACCAGCCATCATTCATCACCCTTAACTGGCTCGTTGACTCACTTCTATTCTATGGCGTTGCTTACTTGCGCGTTACAGAGCGTTATGCAGAGGATGGCCGACCATCAGCATTCGAATGGATCGCTAACACTCGCGTAACTTATACGACTGATCTTGAAGGCATAATGATTACTCAGTATTATGTTGACATTCAGCCGATCGACATGAACGACATAGTAACCATTCAAGGATTAGATGAAGGCGTACTAGAACGCGCCGGGCGTACTATTCAGAGCGCGATAGATATTAACAAGGCTGCATCAGTAGCCTCAGCAACTCCGATGTCTAGCGGCATTCTAAAAAACACAGGCGCAGACCTACCACCAGCAGAAGTCTCTGGGCTTCTATCTGCTTGGAAGCGTAGCCGCCAAAATAACTCGACTGCTTATCTAACTTCTACTTTAGAGTTCCAGTCCACACAGTTCTCACCTAAAGACATGATGTATAACGAAGCAATTCAGAACCTATCAACTGAAATTGCTCGCGCTATGAATGTTCCTGCTTACTATTTATCAGCAGATCAGAACACGACCATGACCTATGCAAATGTCCAAGACGAGAGAAAACAATTTTACGCGCTATCCATCGAGCCCTATGTACAAGCGATACAGGCTCGTCTTAGCATGGACGATATTTCAACTTCTGGCCATGAGGTTCGCTTCGCGGTCTTTGATACATTCTTAAAGAATGATCCGTTGGTAGAACTTCAGGTAATTGAGAAGTTGCTAACTCTCGGACTTATCACAACTGAACAAGCGATGGAAATGACTGACTTAACACCTAACGGAAGTGAGGGGATCTCGTAATGGAGACTCTATACATCGAAGCATCATCTATTGAATGCAGCGAGGAACGCCGCGAAATCTCAGGCAAAATCGTGCCTATGGGAACTGGCGAAATCGGTAACACTAATCTCGGCGGAGTCGTATTCGAAGCAGGATCTATCGAGATCGATGACCCTTCTAAGATCAAGTTGCTTAGCCAGCATGATGTTAAGAAGCCTATCGGCCGCATGATGACTGCCACAGTTCGACCAGATGGCATCTATGCAACTTTCAAACTAAGTCGCTCAACCGGCGGAACTGATGCCCTAGTAATGGCAAGCGAAGGACTCGTAAGCGGTCTTAGCATCGGAGCAGAGATCATCTCATCTGCACCATCACGCAGCGGACACACAGTAGTAACCGCAGCCAAGTTAAAAGAAGTTTCTCTAGTTACTGAGCCAGCCTTTAAGTCTGCTCAGGTTCTAGAGATCGCAGCAGAGGAAATTGAACTCCCTGCTGAACCAAACACACAACCAGAAAGCGAGGCGGTCGTGGAAAATACTCCAGACACCGTAGCAGCACCAGAAGTTGAGGCAACGGCTGTTGAAGCCGCACGCGCAACTGTTCCAGCAATGGCTTATGTAAAAGAGCGCGTTGCACCAATTTCATCAGCACAATACCTAGAAGCATCTATCAAGTCTGCTCTAGGCGATGACGAAGCACGCCGCACAGTTCGTGCAGCAGATGACTCAACATCAACTAACACAGGCTTAACACTTCCAACACACCTTAACTCATTCATCACAGACACCTTTTCGGGCCGTCCTGCTTTTGATGCGGTAACTCGTCAGGCACTCGTGGAAAGCGGCATGTCCTTTACAGTTCCACGCCTTTACACAAACGCTTCATCAGCAGACACAGCACCAGCAGTCGCAGATGTTAACGAAGGTGCATCTGTAACAGATACAGGCATGACTTCTGCTTATGACACAGTTACAGTTAACAAGTTTGCCGGACTCAACCGAGTAAGTTGGGAGTTAATAGATCGCAGCTCACCTGCGTTCATGGAACTCCTTATGGCTGAACTTCGTAAAGCCTATGAGTCAGCAACAGACAAGGCACTTATCGCCGCGTTCACAGCTAACGGAACTCAGGCAACTTCAGTTGCTACAACAGCAGCAGGACTTCAGTCATTCATCTCTGTAGAAGGCGCAGCCGCATACAAGGGAACTGGCGGAGACTTCGCTAACAAGTTGGTTGCATCAACTGACCAATGGGCTGCTATCTCAGGATACGCAGACACAACAGGCCGCGCACTTTACTCTGCGCAAGGTCCAACAATGAACGCATCAGGCGCAGCAGGCGTTGCTTCATCAACACGCGGCAACATTCTCGGAACTGATCTCATCGTTGATCACAACATCACAACATCAGGACTTGTTGACGAGTCAGCATTCCTCGTTGCACCAGGTTCTGTGTACTGCTGGGAATCTCCACAGACACAACTTCGCCTTAACATCTTGACCACAGGCGAACTCGAAATCGCATTGTACGGCTACCTCGCAATTTATGTGGGCAAGTCTGGCAAGGGCGTACGCCGCTTCAATATGACTGCTTAATAACAGTTAACTAAGTCGCTGGTGGGATAGTGCCCTTCTATCCCACCAGTCTTTAGAAAGGAGATCAAATGTCTTACACGACCGTAAGCGAGTTACGCTCGGCACTTGGAGTTGGCAGTTTGTACCAAGACTCTGTGCTTCAGTCCGTCTGCGATGCTGCTGATAATGTTTTGATTCCTTTTCTATGGACTAACTCGACTCCAGTAATCGGGCATAGCAATACTGCCAATACCGGCACTTCTTACTTTCAAGATAAAGTTCAAGATGTGTTCTATGTCGGACAGGTTCTTAACATCACAGGCTGCGGTTCAAAACACAACGGTAACAAGACACTAACTGGCGTGGGTGAGTATTCAGTTACTTACGCGATCACAGGCAATAACAACACGCCAGCGCCTTACCACCCAATTAACCCTTATGGCTTAGCAACCGCAGACACTTATGTGGACTATGCAACGATCCCAGCGATCCAAGAAGCCAGCCTCATGATCTCGATCGACATCTGGCAGAGCCGCCAAGCACCATCGAGCGGCGGAGTTACAGTCGATGGATATGCACCAAGCCCTTATCGAATGGGTAACACTTTACTTGCTCGCGTTCGTGGATTACTAGCGCCCTTTTTAGCGCCTGGCTCGATGGTTGGCTAACCATGGCGGCGATCTCAACCCTTCGCGCAACTATTGCAGCAGCGCTAGTCGATAACACTAAGTACTCAGTATTCTCATTCCCACCAGCAACGCCTATCGTTAACAGCGTAGTGATCAGCCCATCTGATCCTTACATAACACCGACTAATAATGGCCGCAATACTGTCGCGCCACTTGCTAACTTTAATCTTAATATATTCGTACCGCTTCTCGATAACGAGGGCAACCTAAATGGAATTGAGGATCTGCTAGTTGCTGTCTTTAACAAACTAGCTGCTTCCTCGATCGTCTATAATGTGGGAGATGTGAGCGCACCTAGCGTTCTCAATGCTGCATCGGGCGATCTACTGACTTGCTCTCTGCAAGTCTCAGTCCTAACGAGTTGGAGTTAAAATGACCCTTGAACAATGGGAAAAAGACAACGCAGCGTTCCTGATCAAGATAGGTCAGATCGCTCCAGCAGCACCTAAACCAGCAACTAAGAAAGATGAGGAATAACCGATGGCAGTATATCTAAGCAACGGAGTGGTTCTTACTGTAAATGCGGTAGACCTCTCAGCACTAGTAAGCGCAGTTACAATTAACCGATCATTCGATGAACTCGAAGTTACAGCGATGGGCGATAGCGGCCACAAGTTCGTTAAGGGCTTGGAAGCATCATCTATCACTATTGACTTCTTTAACGATGAGGCATCAGCTAAGACTCTACAGACTCTCCAGACTGTATGGGGAACTAGCACAACTGTTACAGTCAAGCAGACTTCTGCGACAGTATCAGCGACTAACCCACTTTACACAATGTCTTGCTTGGTCAATAACACAACACCTATCAACGGTGCAGTTGGCGATCTTTCAACACAGTCAGTAACTTGGAATGTTAACGGCACTATCGCAGTTACAACCGCACCATAATTAACTAAACTAAGGGGCAAAGCATGGCAAAACTAAAGGTAACAAGGGCAGACGGAAGCGTTAACGAGTACCAGATCACTCCGGCGATCGAGTACGCCTTCGAGCAATATGCAAAGAAGGGCTTTCATAAAGCCTTTAGAGATGACGAAAAGCAGAGCGATGTTTATTGGCTTTGCTGGGAGTCTATTCGTCGGTCGGGTGAAACCGTAAAACCCTTCGGAGAGTCATTCCTCGAAACATTGGCGCGAGTCGAGGTTCTCGATGATGACCCTTTGGAGTAACGCGGGAGTCCTTCACCTATCTCGTAGCGAGACTATCGCTTGAGACTGGACTCTCGCCCCAAACTTTAATTGAACTAGATCACACGATGTTCAGGACTTTACTTCAAGCCCTGAAAGACAGAGCAAAGGAGCAGAGCGATGCCAACAGAACTAAAAGGCGGCATTAAACTTCGCAAGGCTCTGCGCGAGTTTGAACCTGATCTAGCAAAATCTACAACTAAAGAACTTGGTAACTTGCTAAAGCCTGTTACTGCCAAGGCTCGCGGCTATATGCCATCAGAGTCTCCGCTAAGCGGCTGGGCTACAAAGCCTGATAGTAAAGGCAAGTTCCCAACTTACGATCCAACTATTGCCAAGCGTGGCGTTACATATAAGACATCACCTAGCCGCCCTAATCGTCGAGGCTGGCGTTCTCTCGTATCTATTCGCAACACTTCTGCGGCAGGTGCGATCTATGAGACAGCAGGGCGCAAGAACCCCGGCGGAAACTTCTCACCTCGTTTAGATCGAGGACTGGGAGAATTAAAAGGTCAAGGCAAGTTACAAGGTCGCGGTATCTTTCGCGCTTGGAATGAGGATCAAGGCAAGACTCAGGGCGCAGTAATTAAAGCGATCGAGTCATCAGCCCAGAAGTTCAACGCTAAGAAAGCAAAGGTTTAATCGTGGCTGATCTAAAGGTCGATATTGCGGCGGAGTTCGTAGGCAAGAAAGCCTTTCAAGATGCCGCCAAGCAGACACTCAGCCTTAACTCACAGGTTAAGACACTAGCCAAGTCTTATGTAGGTCTGTTCACCGTTCAGCGTTTAGGTCGTGCTGGCTTCAACGCCGCTAAAGCCTTTGCTCAAGATGATAAAGCAGCAAGAGTACTAACTCAGTCTTTAGATAACTTAGGCTTAGCCTTTGCTGATCCTTCGGTAAAAAACTTTATTGCAGACCTTGAGAAGCAGTTTGGCGTACTCGATGATCAACTGCGACCAGCCTTTCAGCGTTTATTAACTACCACTGGATCAGTTACTAAAGCCCAGTCCTTATTGCGCACAGCGTTGGATCTATCAGCAGCTAGTGGCGCTGATGTTGTTAGCGTTGCCGGTGATCTTTCAAAGGGTTATGTAGGACAGACCCGCGCACTTGCTAAATACGGTATCGGACTAACTCAGGCTGAACTCAAGGCTATGTCCTTCGAGGAAGTACAGACACGCATCAACGATCTATTTGGCGGTCAAGCAACAGTCGCAGTTGATACTTATGCTGGTGCGCTACAGCGTTTATCAGTTGCATCTAATAACGCTAAAGAGATCATCGGCGGTGGCTTACTCGATGCGCTCGCAGCCCTTGGCGGCGGTGGTGAAGGTGGACTAACCAATACTCTAAACATCATTGAAAAGGTTTCTACAGCCCTTGCCACTTTCGTTCGCAGAATGGGCGTAGGCGTAGGCATGGGCGCGGCTCTGCTTCGCGGAGACTTTAAAGGCGCTATGGCGCTTGGTCAGGCCGAGGAGAACCGCGGCAGAGATATGTCTGGCATCACGCCATCTATCCGCGCAGAGTTACAGAGGGCAGCAGCAGAGAAGGCATCAGCCAAGAACCGCGCTGTCCTAGTCAAGACAACTAAAGAACAGACTAAGGCGATCAAAGAGCAGACAGCCCTTACTAAGGCTGGCACTTTATTCGATATTCAACAGACTTCAATTATCGCTGCACTTAAAGGTGAAATATCAGCCGAGGAACGCAAGCGCCTAGAACTACAACTGGCTATCCTTACCGGCAACACAACAGAGGCATCTAAACTTGCTGGCGAAATTGCTAAGAGCCAAGGGCTATCACAGCAACTAGCTGCTTACCTTGCATCTATGCCAGATGCTAAGAACCCATTCACAGCATGGAAGTCTTATCTAGACATGATCGAGAGCCAAGTTGCTCGCATCGCGTCAGGTAATGTCCAGACAGTTCCAACCTCGATGGCTTCAGGCTATGGCGTAACTGGTCAGCAATACTCTCTGCCACAGGGATCGACACAGACCAGCGCCGCAGGCGTGGAGTTCACAGTCAATGTAAATGCTGGCTCAATAATTGCCCAAGAAGGTCTGCAAGATGTCCTCCGCGATACTCTGCTCGATGCTTCACTCTCGGCTAAGTTCGCAGCGATATTCCGTCAAGGCGGTTCATTCGGGCCATGACCTTACCTGCACAGATCGCTGTCTCATTCGACTTTACCTCTGGCGCAACCTTCGGGTATCCCTTTACTATTGGCGATCCTGAGTATGGCAAGTTAGGCGTAGGCACACTAGCCTCGACTACTACTCCAGAACCTACAGTTGATCTGACTCCCAATGTTCGCCAGATAAGCATCAAGCGCGGTCGCAACATCATGCGCGATACCTTTGAGGCTGGATCAGCAACAGTAAGAGTCATAGATCCAGACGGATCGTTTAACCCACAAAATGTTAACTCGCCCTACTTTGGCTTCTTGACTCCGCTTCGCAAGTTGCGCATCTCAGCAACAGTAGGCGGAGTTGGCTACTTCTTATTCTCTGGCTATACGACAGACTATAAATACACCTACCCACAAGGGCAAGAGATAGGTTATGTTGACTTAATCTGCTCAGATGCCTTTAGGCTGATGCAGCAGGCTGGTATCACCACAGTTGCAAGCGCCACCGCCGGGCAAGACACAGGCACACGCATAGGCAAGATCCTAGATCAAGTCCAATGGCCGACATCTATGCGCAGCATCGACACAGGCAACACAACCTGTATCGCAGATCCCGGCACTTCTCGCACAGCCCTCGATGCACTAAAGAACGCAGAGTTCTCAGAGCAGGGCGCGTTCTTTATTAACGATGAAGGCACAGCAGTATTCCTAAACCGCACCAATGTAATCAAGAAGTATGGCGATACTCCGATCGAGTTTAATCAGACTACTGGCATTCCTTACAGCAACCTTACCTTCGCCTTCGATGATAAGTTGATCATCAACAGCGCTGGCATGACTCGCGTGGGTGGCACTCAGCAGGTATCAGAGGACTCAGCCTCGATCGCCAAGTACTTCCCACACCAGTTAAACGAGAACAACCTCGTAGCCCAGACAGATGCAGACACTCTAAACATAGCAAAGATATATGTGGCAACTCGCAAAGAGACCACGATCCGCATAGATGCCATGACGGTCGATCTATTAGACCCAGATGTACCTACTGCGACAATGCTGGACTTCGATTACTTCCAACCGTTAAAGATTACGAATGTTCAGCCAGACGGCTCAACGATAATTAAGACACTACAAGCACAAGGCTTCTCATGGAACATAACGCCAAATGCCATGAGCGTAACAGTTACAACTCTCGAACCTATAGTCGAGGGCTTCATCATCGGCAGCGATGTATCAGGTATAATCGGCACTAGCATAATGGCGTATTAGGAGATATAAATGGCAACAGGCTTCCCAGCAAGCACAGGCGATGTACTAAGCGCGGCTATGTATAACGGACTTACTTCGTTCTCAGTAGGCGCAGCTAATACAGCCGACTACACAGCAGTCTTAGCAGACCAGTATCAGAGCCTAGAGATCATGAATAAGGCAACTGCTATCGCCTTCAAGATCCCGACCGATGCTTCGGTGGCGTTTGAGATCGGCACAGTCCTTACAGTTCTCAACATCGGAGCTGGACTCTGCACTATCTCAGCGGTAACACCCGGCACAACCACAGTTCTTTCAGCAGGCACAGTACCAGCCAGTCCAACCCTTACTCAATATAAGTCAGCAGCATGTATCAAGACCGCTGCTAATACTTGGTATGTCGTGGGGGCTGTTGCGTAATGATCGCCAATTTAGTTGCTTCATCGTTATTTGGCCCACCAGTTTCTTTTTCTTGCGATTACTTGGTTCTTGCTGGTGGCGCAGGCGGCGGTGGATCAGTTAATTTATCAGGCGCTTTTAAGGCAGGCGGCGGCGGCGGTTCTGGTGGTTTACGGTCTAGCGTTGCATCGACTGGCGGCGGCGGCACTACTGAAAATGCTTTGAGTATTACTTCTGGAGACATATTTACAATTACCGTTGGCGCTGGTGGCGCTGGTGGCGCTGGAACAGATGCAGGATCTGACGGAGCAAACTCCGTATTTTCTACCATAACTTCAACCGCTGGCGGCGGCGGCGGCGGTGGAAATAATACTGGAAATCCGGGGCGTAATGGTGGTTCTGGTGGTGGCGCAGGTAATGCTGGCACAACTGCTGGAACTGGTACAACAAATCAAGGTCGCGCAGGTGGTGTTTCTTCAGGTTTCGACCGCAGAGGTGTAGGTGGCGGCGGCGGTACAAATACAGTTGGCGCCATTGGTGGTTTTGAAGATAGCGGTGCAGGTGGAAGCGGAACTAGCAACAACATAAGCGGTTCTAGTGTTACTTACGGCGGCGGCGGCGGCGGTGGCGCTTCTGAGTTTGGCGCTTTAGGTGCTGGTGGTTCTGGTGGTGGTGGTAATGGTTCAACAGGTTCTGCAGTTGGATCAAACGGCACAGTTAATTTAGGCGGCGGCGCAGGCGGCGGCGCTAAATCATACAACGGCGGAAATGGCGGTTCAGGAGTTGTAATAATCCGCTACTCAGATGCTAGACCTGCAATAACTTCAATTAGCGGTGGCTTAACCTATTCAACTTCAACAAGCGGTGGTTATCGCATCTATTCATTCACAGCAGGAACAGGAACGGTAACCTTCTAATGGCACACTATGCGTTCTTAGATGATAACAATATAGTTACTGAAGTTATTACTGGTATTGACGAAACTGAACTCATCGAAGGTTTAGATCCTGAAACTTGGTACGGTAATTTTAGAGGGCAGAAGTGCGTGCGTACTTCCTACAATGGCAATATACGCTATAACTACGCTGGAATTGGCTATACCTACGATGCAGATGCAGATGCTTTTATACATCAACGCCCTGAATGTGGTCATAAAGAATTATTTCTTAATGATCAGTTTAAATGGAATTGCCAAGGCTGCGAACTAGAGGCTAAGAAGTTTTCAGATGAAGCCTAAGTTATGCAAAGCCGGGCAACAGCTGCGAGAACAGTTCGATGATACCTTCCCAGACCGCGATCGCCGTTCCGATGGTTGGATCGGTGATACACGCCATTCAGCGCGTCCTAGCGACCACAACCCTGATCGAGAAAATGGGTTTATTGTGCGCGCAACCGACACAGATCGAGATGTCCATAAGTCAGGCAAGCCCGACCTCATGCCCGATATTGCTGATCAACTTCGACTCGCGGCCAAGAAGGGTGAGAAGCGTATCTCCTACATCATATTCAATGGGAGAATTGCATCATCTCGCATGGGCTGGCGCTGGAGACCTTACAAAGGATCTAATCCGCACGATCATCATATGCATGTTTCTTTCACTAAAGCAGGTGATGACGATGGTTCGTTCTTTAATATCCCGTTACTAGGAGGCAAATGATGGAAGCAGCAATTATCGCAGGACTAGGCTTAATGGCGATCCCAGCCATTCGTGCAGCGATCAAGTCTTACCGCGCTAAGAAGGCGATCAAAGATGTAATCGTTGATGCAGTAGAAGCAGCAGTTGATGAGATCGACCGCGATAAAAAATGACCACTCAGGATTACTTAAATCTTTATATTGCCACACTTGCAGTAGTGGGTGGCTTGGCTGGCTATGTGATCACTCACTTGCTGTCGGAGATCAAACGCCTTAATGGGCGTGTCGATGAGATCTACAACATACTTTTAGAGCGACAATAATCCTATGGCTCGCAAGAAGGCTATCGACTTAGAGGCTTACTCTATGCTCGATCAGTACTGCATCGGGCTAAATGAATACTATAAATCGCTTAGACGAGCAGGGTTCTCAACAGAGATGGCTCTGGCTATTCTGCTTGAACCTTTAACTTACCCGGCAACGATCTTGCCAACACCTAATTGGCTGCCACAACTTCCCGACTCGATCCCTTATGACGATGACGATGAGGACTAATGAAGCGCACAGTTATAGTGCCAGACCTGCAAGTGCCATATCATGACGAAGTTGCTGTCCGTAATGTTGCATCTTTTATTAAGGCATACCGCCCAGATAGCGTGGTTACTTTGGGAGATGAAATCGACCTCCCACAGATCAGCCGATGGTCAGACGGTACGCCGGGCTGGTACGAGCAGACACTAGCTGAGGATCGAGACCAAGCAGTTGAGGTTCTCTGGTCGCTAGTTGAGCATTCTAAAGAGGCTCACATGATCCGTTCTAATCACACAGATCGTCTTTACAATGTAATCATGAAAAAGATCCCAGCATTCTTGGCGCTTCCAGAGTTAAAGTTCGAGCGCTTTATGCGTTTAGACGAGTTAGGCATCACCTATCATAAGAAGCCATACGCCTTCGCTAAGGGCTGGGTAGCAGTTCATGGAGACGAACAGGGCATCAACCCTAACGCAGGCCTTACAGCCCTTGGAGCGGCTCGTAGGCATGGTTTAAGCGTGGTATGCGGACACACACACAGAGCAGGGTCATCGGCCTTCACAGAGGCTTCAGGGGGCAAAATAGGGCGCATTCTGCGAGGCGTAGAAGGTGGGCATCTTATGGATGTCCGTAAGGCTGGCTATACCAAGGGAACTATGAACTGGCAGCAAGCCTTTATCATCGTTGAGGATAGCCAAGTAACCCTAATTAACATTGAAAAAGACGGCACTTTCGTAGTTGCCGGGCGGCGTTATGGACGATCTAGATAACGACATAAGGCGCACGATCGATGACGCGATGGACGATGGAGAATTGTTACCATACCGTTACCTAAATATGCTTGACCGAGCCTAGAACAGGCGTATTGTTGTACTCATGGAAGCCAGAAGGGCTGGCGGAAGTGAAAGGGTAAAGACAATGGCTACAAAAATCAAGGAAATAACAACGGAGGTCATGTTTAGTGATGACCAGACAACAGCTTGCATAAGCGGTTTCTATAAAGGTGAGTTAGTTATCCAAGAAATCGCAACACTAGAGACACCGACACATTCATATTCTGCTGCGAAGTTCATTCCGGGCATTCGCAACAAAGTACGCAAGGCGGTGGGCATCTAATGAACATCTATGAAATCGGAATGCTGATGAGTCTTTGGACTCTCAGCTGCGTGTGGTTTTACACCATGGGCGTTAACACAGGCTACATCGAAGGCCGCAGGGCAGTTCGTAAGTTCTACGAGCAGCGCGATAAGGTGAGAGCATGATGGCGCGTGATTACCTCAACGAAGCCAGAGCAACAATTCAAGACCGAGGTCTCGACTACGGTCATCCGTCAGACAATATGGCAAGAACGGCTGCCCTCTGGTCAAGTTATCTGGAGATGCCAATTACAGATTATCAAGTTGCGATTTGCATGGCACTCGTCAAAATAGCCCGCAGCATGGAGAGCGCTAAGGTTGATACTTATGTCGATGCTGTTGCTTATCTAGCCATCGCTGGTCAACTCCACACAGAGGAGAATGAATTATATGTTTAATCTAGAGGATTACGAGACAGTAGAGGAACGCCTAGTTAAGTTCTGGAAGGAACATCCTGATGGTCGAATTGAAACTTCTTTGGTTGAGTCAACGCTTCAGCGATTTATTATTAAGGCTTCTATTTTTAGAACTGAAGTGGATGCACAGGCTTGGACAACTGGCTTTGCAGAGGAAACCGTCAGCACGCGAGGAGTTAATTCTACTTCGGCGCTTGAAAATTGCGAAACAAGTGCGATCGGTAGGGCTTTGGCTAACGCAGGTTATGCTTCGAAAGGCAAACGCCCTAGCCGCGAGGAGATGTCTAAAGTTAAGACAGCAGAACCTAAGCCGTTCTCTGAGAAACTAGCAGACAAGATCACTATGCCGGCGGAGGACGATCCTTGGACAACTAAGTCAGTAGAAGCTGCGCCATCGAGCGCTGATGCTATTGCTTTAGTGCAAGATGTGTTAGGTGCAGTCAAGGTTGAGAAGGAAATACCTTTATGCCGCAACTGCCATGACCATAAGCCTATGACTTGGAAAACAGGCGTAAGTGCTAAGACCAAGAAGCCTTGGGCTAACTTTAACTGCTACGCCTGTAAAGATGTTATCTGGTATGAAATCAAGGCCGATGGGTCTTGGGGCGCGCAAGAGAATAAGTGGTGATCTTATGAGCGGCCTACAATTTATGAACCAAGACGGTGAATGGGAGTCATTCCCTGATGTCGATGTTATTGAACACTATAAATCTATTCGAGAGACGATTAAGGCTTCAGGGATTACAACTCGATGCTGTCTGTGTAACAGAGAGTTCGATGTATCAGAGATAGTAATCACCGGCGGATCTTTAACGGCTGGCTTTACATGGTCATGCCCTGACTGCCACGCAGTAACGCTGGAAGTCAATGTCTCAAAGTAGAAAACATCGCGGCTTCCGCACAGAGCGGGTAGTTGCAGAGTATCTGAGGCGCTGGTGGGAAGGCGCTTCGGTAGGTCGAGGTTCTGGGCGCGACATTCTCAATGTCCCGTTCGACTGCGAAGTAAAAGCGCGCACAGGACTCGACATCAAGGGAACGCTCCGCCAGATCGAGGACAGAACAGCCAAAAGCGGCTTATTGGGGTTCGCTTGCTTTAGGCTTAATGGACAGGGTGAACAGGCTAGCGATTATGTAGCGATGCTTCGTTTATCCGATCTGGTGGGGCTTCTCCTAGAAGCTGGATATAAAGATCGCAAAGACATAGTTCAAGACTCAGACATCACGCGATGCTTAGACTGTGGCATATATGCGCTAGGTGAGCGATGCCAATTCTGCCGGGAGGAACAATAAATGCCTAAAGCGGGCGATGAACGAAATGTGCTACCTAAGGCTGCACACACTTGCTTCTGTGGTTATTCGCTGATATCGGCTTATGCCTTCATAGGTCAAGCAGGCGTTAGCAAAATGATGCTAAGCCACTTGGAGACTATTCATGGAGTCGAGAAGTAATGCCGATATATGAGTTCGAATGTACTAATGATCTATGCGAGTCTAACTTGCGTTATGACAAGGAGTTAAAGATAAATGAACCACACGATGTCGAATGTGGGTTCTGTCATGAACCTATGCGCAAGATATACAGCAGTTTCGGGATCTCTT